AGAGACAGACAACCCCAGAGTGCTGGTGATTCAACCACAAGCCGCTGCACATGGCGTTACGCTGACCGCTGCAAACACTGTAGTTTGGTGGGGGCCAACGAGTTCTGTGGAGACTTATGCACAGGCTAACGCCCGTGTACACAGAGCGGGGCAAGATCACAAATGTACTGTGGTGCAGCTACAAGGTTCTAGTGTAGAAAAGCGCGTATACGCATTACTTAACAACAAAATAGATACCCACACAAAGATTATTGATCTCTACAAGGAAATACTTGACTAACGCATAGGCTACCTTTAGATTGCAGTTCTCGGCAATGAAAAGGACACAAGCATGGCTGATGCGAAAGTAGTAGATAGTGTCACCTTGGAGAAATTGACTAGGGTTTATCTCAAGATCAAGGGCGAAAGGGAACGTCTGTCTACTGAATTTAGGGAAGCTGACGATAAGTTAGTCGTACAGCAAAATAAAATAAAAAGCGCACTCTTGGATCACTTGAAAGATACGGGGGCTAAGAGCGTCAAGACTGATGCCGGTACGTTCTACCGTACTGTGAAGCAGAAGTATTGGACAAGTGATTGGGAATCCATGCACAAGTTTATCTTGGAGCATGAGGTGCCTGAGTTCCTAGAGAAGCGTTTACACCAAGGAGCAGTTAAAGGGTTCCTAGAAGAGAACCCAGAGCTGTTACCAAAGGGGTTAAACGTGGATTCGGAGTACGCTGTGACAGTGAGGAAAGCATGATGGAGCAGTTAGTTCCGCTTGAAGAAGTGGCGAAGCACTTTGATATATCTTTGTCCACAGCACGTAAATGGGTACGCGATGGGGTAATACCTTTCAATACCTATGTAAAAGTAGGAAAGACTCAACGGTTTGCATTGGCAGAGGTGTCAAAAGCTGTCTTAGCACGCACTGGCACAGAAGATGCTGTTGCAGTAGAAGACTCTGAAGAGTTTGACCCAGTAGCGTTTGACCCCGACGCAGATTTGTAGTGCATCGAATTAGCATACAGGGTAGCAAGTTTACGGGTTTGGTAGATCAGTTAGAGGACAACATCTGTAGCTTTATAGACGTAGTTATAGTGAACGCAGCGGATGTATCCCGCTCGTATTACAAAGACGATTACGTAGTTGGGGCTAAGAAGTTACCTACATGCTGGTCAACCGATACTCAGAGACCCGCACCCCAAGTGCCAGAAGATCAGAGACAGAGTGCACGTTGTTTAGACTGTACTCAAAACATCAGAGGTTCGGGGAATGCAGGGGGTAGGGCTTGTAGATTTCATCAACGCCTAGCGGTTGTTGAAGATCATGCACTGGATACGGTGTATCAGTTACAAGTCCCCGCCTCTTCCATATTTGGTAGAGAGCAAGGGGGTGGGATGCCACTACAGGCTTACTCCAAATTTTTGTCTGGGCATGGAACGCCCTCAATAGCAGTGGTCACTAGAATAGGTTTTGACGCGGGTAGCTTTGTACCCAAGTTGACTTTCTATCCGCAACGACCACTAGAAGAAAAAGAACTTGAAGAAGTCCGACTCATGGTAGATCACAACGACACGTTACAGGCAATCGCATTCAAAGTGGATTTGCACAACGTCAACGGTGGTTCCCCATTCGCGGAAACGGAAGGGTTCACAATAGCCTAAGTTAAGGAGACCAACATGGCTGAAGTAGATATGTATTACACCTTAGAGAACGTCGAAGCTCTCTATCCAAGAATTAACACCACTTACAAGTTTGACAATAAGGCAAACGGCGGGAAAGGTGGTTCTGTTAAGTGTGATCCACTAGATGACGGTGCGGCATACGAGATGTCTTTTGTGATGGCTGAGAAAAAAGCAAAGGCTTTGTACAAGTCAATGAAAGCGGCCTATGACGCTAAGAAAGAAGATAGCTGGCCTGAGAAGTTCCCACTACCGTTTAAGAAAAACGATGACGGTAACTATATTGGCAAGGGCAAGCTAAAGGGTGCTTACGGCACCGATTTGACTAAACCCCCATTGCAAGTAGATGCGAAGAACAACGAGCTACCAAAAGATTTTCAGTTGACTACGGGCAGCATTGTGAATCTTGCGGTTACTTTTGTGCCGTACAACATGCGTGACAATGGCGTAAGCCTACGTTTGAACGGCGTGCAGGTAATTGATTACAAGCCTATGGCTTCTCGCTCACCATTCGGTGTGGTAGAGGGGTACGTAGCGCAGCCTGACAATCCGTTCAATGACACTACCAGCACGCAAGCAGAGCCAGAAGATGATGGCTCGGATGACATATTTGGCGATGAGCCAGATACCTCTGCCGCAACAGAGGAACCCAAAAAGAAGGTCGTTAAGAAGTCCGCACCCGCACCCTCGGACGACGAAGACCTGAGTGAAGTTATCGACGAATGGGACGACTAAGCCGGTAACACTCCACTATGGCTAGGCATTGCCGAAGAGGGTGCGCCGACACCCCTGCCATAGTGTCTTTCGGCATTGGGTGCAAATATGAATACGATAGAATTTTTAAGGTGGGTGTTACCCCCCGAAGGAGTGTACGTCCTCTTCAGAAATAGTCTGGCTGAAGGAAGACATCGCCAAGCGTACTTTCATTCACTGGAAGATTTGGCCGAAGCCGCAGACTACTACGACAGTGAAGGGTGGGATACATACTTCGCTGTAAGTAATTACACGAAAGAGGGTACGCGCAAGGGGGAGGACGCTAAACAAATAAAGTCGTTTTTCTTGGATCTGGATTGTGGGCCAGAAAAAGAGTTCGCTACAAAGAAGGTTGCGCTGCAAGAGCTTCAACAGTTTTGTGCAACAACGACGTTACCAAAGCCGCTTATAGTGGACTCAGGGCGTGGGCTACATGTTTATTGGGTTTTAACAGAGCCGGTAGCAGTAGAAGAGTGGAAGATAGTAGCTGACCGATTCAAAGCCGCCTGTGCAGAGCACAGCTTTGATATAGATACTTCAGTGCCAGCCGACACCGCGAGAGTGTTACGTGTACTGGGCACGCACAACCACAAACCAGATACCCCTGCTCCCGTTAAGCTGGTGAATGCTATACCTGACACGGTTAACTTTGATTGGTTTGCCAGCAAGATTGGGCTGGACACGATACCAGTTCCTCAAAAGCGTGTAAGCGAAGATGGGCCAGCAAGCCTACGCGATGCGTTACTGCAAAACATTAAATACAGTTTTAAGGGCATACTTCTAAAATCCCAAGAAGGCACAGGCTGTAGGCAGCTAAAACGAATAATAGGTGGGCAAGCTGAAGCAAGTGAGCCTATGTGGAGAGCGGGGCTATCCATAGCCAAGTTCTGTGAAGACGGTGAAAAAGCAGCGCAAAAAATATCAGAGAGGCATCCTGAGTATACCCCAGAGCTTACGCTCAAGAAGTTGGATCTTATTAAGGGGCCGTACCGCTGCACGACGTTTGATGAGAACGAAGCAGGTGTGTGCACTGAGTGCCCTCACTGGGGCAAGATAAAGTCGCCGTTGATTTTGGGCAGGAAGATTGCCGAAGCTAAACTAAGTGAAGATGGTACTTATAGTGAAGTCTCTGACTTGTCTGAGGATAATCTATACGACGTAGAGGACTACCCAGAATACGTTATACCCGCATACCCACGTCCATACTTTCGAGGCGCATCTGGCGGCATCTACGTTCGCAACGTCAGCATAGACGGAGAAGTAGATGAGAAAGTTATTTACCATAATGACTTGTACATAACGAAGCGGTTGGTGGATGTAGAAGCCGGTGAGTCAGTTGTGTTTAGGCTGCACCTGCCAAAAGACGGGGTGCGCGAGTTCACACTACCGCTCACTGCGGTTATCTCAAAAGAAGAGTTCCGAAAACAGATGGCAATGAACGGTGTTGCTGTCCCTAGAATAGATGACTTGTTGCAATATATGGTTACTTGGATAAATGAATTACAGGCCACTTCTACAGCAGATGTGGCACGCCGACAGTTCGGCTGGGTGGATGATGAAGCGACTGCGTTTGTTGTGGGTGATAAGGAAGTGCACGCCGACAAGATAAAGTACAACCCACCATCTACGCCTACAGCAGCCTTAATCCCTTACTTTGAACCCAAAGGCACTCTAGAAGCGTGGAAGGAGATGGCTAATTTCTACAACACTAGACCGGATCTAGTGATGCACCAGTACGTGGTGGGCACTGCATTCGGCGCACCTCTTATGCACTTCTTACCTCAGAACGCCTGTGCTTTACACATACACGCCAACATAAGCGGCTGTGGTAAGTCTGCATGTATGCAGGTGGCAGCGTCAGTGTGGGGCTACGTCAAGAACACGATGCTTGATGAACGTGATACCGAGTCTATGAAGTTCAATCGTGCAGAGGTGCTGCACAACCTACCGTTTTACATAGACGAGTTAACAAACGAGAAGGATGACAAGCTGAGTGACCTAGCGTATCAGCTATCTTCTGGTCAGCAACGGGGGCGTATGGCAGGTGGGGCTAACCTAGAGCGTGCACGCGGAGAACCGTGGAAGTTCTTATCTGTTACTTCTGGCAACTCTAGCGTTATAGAAAAGATTAGCGCAAAGAAACAACAGCCCAAAGCCGAAGCACAACGTATGTTGGAGTGGCCCGCTAAGAAGGTGTTTGACTCTGTAGACGATAAGCGTATGACAGATGCGTTTGAAGCGAAGCTAACGGCTAACTACGGCCATGCAGGAATACCTTACATACAGTGGGTCATACAGAACGTAGAGGAAGTAAAAAAGAAACTTAGAGAAATGCAGGTTCGGATTGATACTACGGCAGGGCTTAAAGCAGAGAACAGGTTCTGGTCAGCGGGCGCTGCTTGCACACTTACAGGCATTTTCTTCGCCAATAAACTAGGATTGCTGGACTACGATGTAGAAGAAGTCTTTAATTGGTCAATGAAGTTACTTGAAGCTAACCTCAACGCTGTAGAGAACATGAGCGTGTCTGTAGAACAGACATTGAACGAATACTTATACGATAACTACAGCAACATCTTGATGATTAAAAGCACTGATGACTTGCGTAGTAAGCAAGGTGAAGGCAATGGCTTGGATAAGCTCGTCATACCCGATGCCACTCCCAAAATTAAGTTAGTGGCCCGATACGAAACCGACTTGAAAAAAGTTTATTTGTTACCCAAACCTTTGAAGTTATGGTGCTCGACGCAGCAGATAAACTACAGTGCGTTTCTAAGTGATTTGAAATCTAAGATGGGTGCAAAGCGGGACAAGGTACGCTTAGACAAGGGCACCCTCCTCAAACTAGAACCACAAGACGTTATAATAGTAGCTATGAAATCCTTTGACGAAAAACGCGGAGAGCAGGATGACGTTGAAGCAGAAGTTTGATTTTGAAGTTCACATAACCACAGCTAAGTTCATATCTGCGGAGGCTGATACTTTAGAACAGGCAGAGGCACTGGCGACAAACGAGGCACGTAAGCACATGGGGGTCGATTGGAAAGCCTTACATATCTACCCTATGGGGGATTCGGGGGAGTGTCTGGTAGAAAAAACAGCGCCTGATGGATGAAGGCGTACTAAAGCTACATGACCTTAACCCTGACGGTGTACGTATCGTTGTCGATTGGGGATCTATGGTAGCTGGCAGCTCGGTGTTTGTGCCATGTATCAACACAACTAAAGCCCTAGAACAAGTTAGACGCATCTGTGTAGGACGGTTTGAGTGGGAAATTAAAGCAAAAAGTTGCTTTTCTGGGCAGTTTCTGGGTGTTCGCGTTTGGAGATTAACGTGATACCATCCGCGTTGATAAGGTCACGGTCTCCTTGCCTAACGGTCTTATCTTCCTTTGGCCCCTTGTCGTAACCCCCGTCTTACGGCAAGGGGTTTTTACAACCCCAAGTCTTCCCATATTGTCAGCGTGTCATCGTACTCGGCAGCACTTTGCTTGAGGTCGTTAAACATTCTGGGGTCAAGGGTCACACCAGAGTACATTTTCTTAGTAGTACGCATGTGCTGGGCCATAGATCGTTTGATCGTATCGGGTGTAATCCGAAGGCTGGGGAACTTGCGGTTAAACTCGTTTATATTTCTACGTATTGCTTTAGCTTCAGAGAAGTTACCAAAGCGGTTTGCAACGTAGTATTTACGTAGCAGGTTAGTGCGTTGACTGTTACCTGTTCTAGATAGTTTCTTCAGTTGCGCGTTCACAGCAAGCTGTCGTGTGTATTCGGACGGAGCAAACCCAAGGAACTGCCCCACCAGCAGCGGTGCAGGTAGATCCTTCACTATGGCATCGCCACGTTGAGTTCTAGCACCCTCGTTGTAGAATCGGTATGACTTGATGGCGTTACGTATGGCTGCGGGTGACATAGCCTCTATGCCTCTAGCAAACTCACCCTGCTGGAACATCTTCTCAAAGCCACGCTCCACCTGCATACCCACGCCCACAACAGGGCCACCCAACACTTCAATCATATCGAAGAAGAGCGATTGATCTTTCTCTATGAGCCTGTCTCTAAATATAAGATCAGATAGCCCCATACGGCTGGCTACGTCTACACCCAAAAGATAGTTACCTATACCACCATAAAACCCTTCGCCTATGGCCTTACGTACCACTGTGTCTAGCTCTTCGTCTTCGTCACCCTTCAACGTGTTGTACACAAGCGCCACTGCGCCGAAGAAAGGAAGTCCTTGTGCTCCAGCAACTACAGCCGATCCACCAAGCACCCCTGCAAATTGATAGCGCGCGGCTTGCTTCTCTGCTTTTGTGCCTCGGACAGAATTATTGATAAGACTGCCTAGCAGTTCCATCATTTGTATGCCGTATCGCTTGTACAAGAAAGCAACTTTGCCTATCCCTGCTTGTGCAAGCCTCGGTGCGGATGCTGCGGCTGTGCCGCCGTTGGTAAGCTCGACTTCGTAGATGGCAAACTGCGCTGCTTCACGCATGGCAGCGTTGTCTATCTTTCTGCCAGCCTTCTTCATGGAGTTCAGCATTAAGCGGTAAGAAGCGGCCAGTGCAACCTGTCGAGTCATGCGCTCACCGTGATGGAACAAGAACCCAGATACAGCGCCGATTTTACCGCGCACACTGTCGATCTCTTCCAGATCAAGCATGTCGTAAACAATAGAACGGTTAAGCTGGCCGCTTTCTGCTGCGACTTCGACCAAGACCTTAAACTCTTTTATCTCTGGCGGCATGTCCTTTGAGTCAAAGTCATAGTTATCTAATGACGGGGCTGACCCTACGGCTGTCTTCTCAACACCATCTTCACCAATCATGTCCATGATGGCTTGGCGTTTCTTCATAAAGGGTACGTATTTGTATCGCTCGTCAGTCAGACCTGCATTTCTAAACAGTCGAACAGCTTCTCCAATGGCCTTAGTAGTTTCTTTGAACCCAAACAGTTCACCGTCAGCACCGCGTGTACCTGCTAGGTGCGGTGCAATCACCATCGGTAGCTGCGAGAAGTTAACCAGCATGGACGATACGTTGAGGCCCAAGGTCATGGTAAAACCAAAAGTTGTCAGGTTCTTAGCCCAATCTTCAACGTCAGGATTCTTAGCAAACTTGACACGCTTCTGCACTTCTCTTACAAATTGTTTAGCTGCTTGCTTGGTTTTCTTGTCCGCTTTGTTATCTTTTTGTAATGCTTTTAGATCTTCTTCTATCTCTTGCTGTAACTTTTGGAACTTAGACCCGTACTCTAAACGTACAATCTGTCGCGCTATAGACGCACTTCTGGTTCGCAGCGCCTTTACCATATCGTGCTTCGGGTATGTCTCTTCACGCAGCAGCCTTGGGTCGCCAATGAAGCCGCGATAGCCTTCTCGTCTTCGGAATGACTGTGCAAACGAGCGTTCTGGCAGCGTATCTAAGAACAGTTTTATGATTTCATCTTGTACTGTCGAATCTACTCCGTTCTTACCTAATACACCTAACACGTTATTTACAAATGAACCGGCGGGGGCGTCACGGTAGTTCGCTTCGTCAACATTCTCAAAAGGGTTCATATCGGCTAAGTTGATGGCATCACTCATAGCCGTTAACTGCTTCATAGCGGCTGTTCTTGCACTGTCAGTTTCAAAACTTTCTGTGTAATACTCTAGTTGTCCGGTCTCAGGATCTGTTGCTGTGTACTCCAGACGATACTCGCCTTCTCGCAGTAGGGGGAAGAACGGATCAATCGTGGCCTTTTTGTACAGCTTGTTCATCAGTTCGTCGTAGATGCTTCTTTTGGCACTCGGATCTAGGTCAGTAGCATCTAAGCGGGACTGCACTGCCCTACCTACTTCGTTAAACAGCGAGGCGTAGATATTGCGTACCTGTTTGTATACCGCTTGCCCTTCTTTCCCTAATTTTTCGTAGTCACCACCCTTGTCGTGCATGGCTTGCCACGCATCCATCTTTTCAGTATCCCCGAAGTAAGTGCTCTTCGGTTTAGATGGGTCTACACCGATTAGAGAGCTATATGGCATAAGCCGATTTAAGATAATTACTTTATCTTTGTTTGTTTTTGCAAACTTAGATATTTTGCTTACAGCAGTGTCTATGGGCCGCTTGAGTTCTAGTAGCCGCCCACCTTCTTCAAGGACGAGTTTTCGTAGCTCGGTTATCTTAGGCACATACTTCTTAGCAACCATCTCTAGGCCGTTAAGACTCAATATACCTAAGACAAAATCCTTAGCCGCTTGCGGTAGCGATACGTCAGACACGGTATCAGCAATACGTTTTGCACCGTCTGAGTTTAGAATCGGCACACTCTTGATGCCCTTATCTAAGGCATTGCGAGCTTCGGTTTCGTTACGGCTTGTAAAGGCATCATCTTTTAGTAAAGACGCATAAAAACTCACCTGTTGCCCATCTTTATCATTGATTGACCCTAACACCTCTACATTTTCTTGCGTTGGGTCTAGCAAAGAATCTGAAATACGCAGCAGTTCAGTAAACGCGGTGTACTCTTCGGGCTTAGAGTTTTTAGGAGCAAGCCCTACCAATTTGCGTATTTTGTCAAACAGTTCAGAAAGCAGTGACGGTTTATCTTTTTGAGGTGCGAACGCTAGCTCTGCCGCTGTTTTAGCATCACCTACCACTCCGGTGCCCTTATCATAAGGGATCTTAGCTAAAAGATTTTGCATGTCTTTATCAGTCAACGCCCATGCCAGAACTTCATCAGCGTCTTGAACAGCGTTGTTAAATTTCTTAACTGCTTCAAATTCAAACGAAGACATTCCTCCCAAGCCTTTCTCGTAGGTTTCTAGTTTTTCTTTTAAGTGGTTTTGTATTGTTTCGGTAAGCGTCTGTAAATCTTGCGCGTCTTTAAGTAACTTAGATCCTTTATTAGCCTTAGCCCATGTAGGGTCTGCGGCTAGTCTAAGAGATACAAGAGTTACAGCATGTATTGCTTCATGCAGAAGAATCTTATGATTTACTCCGTTATGTCTTGCTGTTGCATCGTTGGTAAGGGTCAAACGAACAGTTGCTGTATATTCAGTTATAGACCCAGTTCTTGCTCTAAGTGGGAAGAGGGTTTGACCCGATATACCATTTCTTTCTTGGTTACCTTTTATATCTGCTATAGCGTAGTTAAATTTAGCGCCAGCACGCTCTAACCGCTTCATTAACGCTGCTACTTTGTTCGCAATAAAGGCTTCAGCTTTGCTATTTGCGTTACGTTCTACGTTCTTTACAGCGTCGTATAATGTGCCCCCAACTGTTTCTTTCAACAGCCGGTCACGCTCTGCTGTTAACTCTTGTGCAGTACGCCCTTGTTCTAACTCTCGTGATGTAGGGAACCCTTTATCTTTTTGTTGTTTTCCTACACTTTGTGGCTCTGGCGGTTCAGTAGAAAACTTTGCAGTATCTTCTACTTCTTGTCGTGCAACTGCCGCTGCGTCTGCTGGATCTGCACCATCGGCTATAAGTTTTTTACGTAACTCGTTACGTTCTTTTGTGACTGCTTTCTTATTTGCGGCTTCTTTCTTTTTGTCTACCTTTGGTTCTTCGGCTACTTTTAGCTTAGGTCGTGCAGGGGCTTTACGCTTGGTTTTAGTTGCGCCTATACGCTTACTTGCTTCTTTTTGCAGCTCTGGCCCTTTGCGTTGCTTCTCTAACGCTGCCGTGGCTTGCTTGGGTGTGCTGCCAAGAATCCTACCTTTTGGGTCGGGTCTATCGGTGGCGACGAACAGGCCATCTTCTTTCTTCATCGTCCTAGTTTCACCGTCATTAAACGTAACAGTGATTTCACCAGTTTCGACATCGGGCTGAGACAGGGTAGGTGCTCCTGCCGTTTTCATCTTGAGCTTGTCTCTTGTTCTCTGTACTAATGTACGACGCTTTCTTCTTGCTCCTCCAGCAGTTCCCACAGCGCCTCTTCCAGCAGTGTCCACTGGTAGTCCGTCAGATGGCTGAGTGACGGTGGGATCAACTGCTCTTTGCGCGTCTGCATCGCTCGGTGTATCACCTTGAACGCTAACTCTACCTGCTTCTGTTTCGGCTGGTCTTTCGGCTGGGTCAAATAAACCACGTTGCTCATCTACTGCTTCTCCAACACGCTCTTGTTCTCTGCGGGTTCGCACTCCCTCTGAGGGCATGTCCCCTGTAACAACTTCTTCGGCTTCACGTTGCCTACGGTCTCTTTCATCTCTGGCTACAACACCGGCATCCTGCACTGCCTGTTGCTCTGGTGTGATAGCTTGCCCTTCGGGAGTCACAGGTGTGCGTGGCGATGGTATTCCCCGTAGCTGTGGGCCTACAGGAGATAAAAGAGACTTTTGTTCTTTGGTGTCAGTGGGGCGTGCAGCGTCTTCTCTCGCTAGCAAATCTTCAAGTGCTGCAAGTTCTGGTGGCTTTAGCTTTTGTGCTCGTGCAGCGACAGTCGCTTTTTGCTTCTGTGTAAGCTGTGACACAGGCTTGCTACGTGCTTTCTCACTGAATCCTCTAAACACACGATCTCGTACTTCTTCGGGGTCAACTGTGTCTTCTAGCCGGTCAGTGGTCTCGGCCTTGGGCACTTCTTCTATTTCTAACTGCGTGCCCGCTGGGGCTGTGGCTTTGGCTAGGTCTTCATCAGAGAAAGCGGCTAATCTTTCAGCTATCTCTGCGTCTGTGGGTTCGGGGACAGGAGGCTCAAATCCCGGCAAAGTCTCTTGTGTGGGAGATACGTTAGCCGTGCGCCTCTCGGTAACTTCTTCTACTGTAGGAGCTACTTCAGCCCGTGCTAGTTCCTGTTCTTGTTCTTCAGTGAACCCAAACAAATCACCTTGAGTGTCTGCTGGGGCGTCCTCAGTTAACCCTGAGATTTCTGCTGCTCGTTCTTGTTCTATACGAGCCTTTTCTTCTGCTTGTCTTACGCTGTCACCACCAATAGTAGCGGCAGTGCCTCGGATAGATCCACCTAACAAGCCACCAGCAATGCCAGCTTCACGGTACTCTGCAAGTGCTTCTTCATTATCTAAGGGTAGTCCTGCTTGGGCACGTTCTAGTAATTGTTGGCCCATCTCAGTAGGGGCTTCTACTACTGTACCTGCCGTAGCTCCTTTACTGGCTCTGGTAAATAAGCCCCCTGCACGAATAGCTTCGTCTGTGATTCGCAGTCCACCAACCAACAAGCGGTCAGCAATACCGTCGAGTAGTGCTTGAGGCAACGCTGTAAAGAAAGCCGCACCTTCGTCTACTTCAGTTCTAAGCCCAGCTTCTATAGCGTCTTTTTGACGTTCACGGTTCATGCCATAGAAAAACGGTACGTTTGCGGTAGTGGCACCGGCAACACCTAACGCGCCAACACCAAGTGCGCCTAAGCCAACAGGGGCAGCAGCAACAGCACCAATACCGCCAGCAATACCCGCAGCCATAGCGGGTAAGGACTCACCAGCGATACCGGCTAGATAAGAGCCAAAGTCTCCAACGCCTTCAATATCGTCGAATCGGGTTTGGAACCTAGACTTGCGTTGTATGTCAGCTTCGTTCTCAAGAGCTACTTCAGCGCCGTATTGCTCTAGTCCCTCAAGCCCTAAGAGACCGCCTATACCTTCTAATGAGGAGCCTGTAGCTTGCGCTACAAGGTCTGTGCCTATGTCTAAACCCCTGCTAAATGAACCTCGTCTACCTTCAACAAGACTTAAACGAGCCTCTTCAGAGGCTTCTCTTGCTCTACGTACACGTTCTTGACGGTTTGCTAAATCAACCAACTCGGCTTTAGACGCGCCAATAGGAGCATTAACTTCTACAGTGCTACCATCTCTGAACTGTAATACTTGTAGTGGCACTTAGTTGCCTACCTAGCAGGAGTTACATTAACTAAGTCATCTACACTTCTAAGTCCAAATTGACTTAAATCAGGCGTTTGCGATTCTTTTTTAGGCTCTCCAGTTCCGTAGCCTAATCTAGCCTCTGCTTGTGTTATCTGTTCTTGCACTCTTTCTATTAGGGCTTCCATTGCCACACCGTTAGAACTTTCTTCTACTGACACACGAACTTTATTTCTAGCTTTTTCAACTCTTTCAAGTGCTGCTGGATAGTCGTCATCGTCTAACTCTAATCCTGATAGCTCCGTTTCTGCTTGCAACACTTCTGGGTCAGAAGCAACTTCCGCTCTTAGCGCATCATCTTTTGCCTTAATTAAGCTAGTAAGACGAGCGGTTTGATTAGAAATAAAGGTTTGGGCGTATCCTGCATCTCTTGCTAGACGCGCTTCTTCTCTGTCTAACTCTGCGCTTTCGTTCTGTGCTGCTGCTATCAGAGTATTTAACCAGTGGCGTTCGTCCTGTTGAGCTTTATCAAAGTGCTGTCGAGATCTTTCTCTTGCATCAGCACGATCTTGGCTGTTCATAGCACCGTATATATCAGCACTCGCTCTATTATTTTGCTGCACTTGTGCCGCTGCGTCTCTGTAGGACATTTCGCCTTCTTTTCCTACATCTTGAATAAAGCTGATTTTACTTATGTCTACATTGTGGCGTTCTACAAGACGTTTACGTGTATCGGCTTCTTGCTGCATACGTGTATTAAATGATGCACGCGCTCCACGACCTAATGTAGACCTACTCATAGCCAGAAGCCCTGCGCGTTGAGCGTCCATGCTTTGTTTTCTGGGGTCATCTCGTTGGGCATCAAATTTTTCTAACGCCTTAGACTTAGCGTCAAATGCTGCTATACCCTCTGTCTTACCCATAGCACCGTATGCGCGGTCTCTTGCAGCGATGCCTGCGGTAGCGGGGTCACCCCCTTCAAGACGTTTTAGGGCGTCTTTAAGTTCTTGGCTTGTTTCTACACCCATCGCTGGTGCTGCACTGCGTTCGGGTTTTTCTGATAGAGCAGCCGCTAAAGCACTTCTAGTTGTGGGAGCTTCTTCTACTGGCGGAACAGTATTTTGAATTTTTGGTTGTGCTTTTACCTTCGGGAACATTGGGGGATTTATATCGGGTTGGTCAAATACACTACGTGGTTTGGTTGGCACCGTAGAATCTGAAACTGCTATACCTGCGGGAATTTTAATGTCGGTTTCTTTTTGTGGTGTAACAGCCGCAATGCCTTGAGCTGTCGGCGCAGCCTTAGCTGCCATTTGAGCTTCTATTTCTGACGTAGGTTGCCCTGCCGCGGCTTTGGCTACATCAACTATCCCCGTACCCACTGCCCCCATAACTTCTTGAGCTTCTCTCCGCTTTAATATTATTTGTTTTATTCGTTCGTCTGAAAGCCCCCTATTTCTAGGGTTACTACGTTTAAAATCTGCAATATCTTCGCTAGTAACTACACCGCCGCCATCAAACCCAACAATCCCGCCAGCAGCCATCTGTGGGCCACCCATAGCAGGTAAGCCTTGTTTAGCCGTGCGCTGCACGTTTTGCTGTGCGTTTTTGTTAATTTGACCCAACGTACCGGCGGTGCGTTTTGCAACATCGCCTAAGTTTCGGCCTTGTTCTTGTTTAATCATGCCGAGCACTTCTTGCTCGCGTTGTTGTGCGATAGTCGCAGGGTTCTGTTGCATCTGCATTTGCATCTGGCGTGCAGCAGCTTCTTTCTCAGACTTGAGTTGTTGCAGCGCAAGGAGGTCTACCAACTGTTGACTCTGTTGGTATTGTTGCTGAAGAGCTTGTGGGTTGCCTTGGTAGGCTTCTTTTTTACGCTGAATCTCACCAGCTATACCTTGACCGCCTAGCATTATGTAGCCGTCCCTGCGTTGTATTTAGCTAAAAAAGCAGCAAATTCTTCGGCAGTCATACCGCCACCATCGTCACCACCGTCACCCCCACCATCGTCACCCCCCTCTTCCTTTCTACCTATACCAAGCATCTCTAATAACGCACCGCCGTCACCTAATAATTGGCTTATAGTGGAAGGCTGAGTATAAGAGTAGCTTTCTGCTGTTATCGGTAACCCTTGCAGTAAAGAAGATTGGAACGCTAAATTTCTGTATGGAAAGTCACGTTCTTCGCGGAACTGCTCGTAGTCTCTAGCAATGCCTTCACCTTCGATTGCACGTTGTTCTGCACCTCCCGCCCTTTGTGCAGCAAGCCCTTCTAGACCGTATCTTCTATCTCCAGCAAACTGATCTCTAGCTTTGTCGTATGCTTGGGAGTAACCCGTTGCACGTATGTTTGCTAGTTGTTCGTTTAAATTACGTTGCCCCTCTGCTTCTACTAAGCCGAGTCGAGATCCCCCAAAGGCACCTACTTGTCCCATCTTAGCCGCGCTCGCCAATCTCTGTGCGTCTGCTTGTCGCTGTGCCGCTTGCAACTGAGGATTCAAAGCACCTTCTATGTAAGGGTTCATATACGACTGTGCGGTTGCAGCGTCAAAATTAGCTGAAGTGCTAGGTAATGATAGGTTGGCTAGTCCAGTAAAGGCTTGTTGTTGCACATCAGAAGCACCGGCAGATAACGGCCCTGTATAAGCCTGATAAGGCATATCGGCAACGGCTTGCCCCTTACCCAGCATACCAGTGACGTATTCACCAGCATAATCTGCTAACGCTTGTGACTGACCTACTGGATCTTCATCTGAAGGTGGAGTAGTAGTGGTGCCGCCTTCATTGTAATAGTACATATTCGCCTCTATGCCGGTAGCATCTTTCTAGGGTTAATCTCTTTACCCTGTTTTGGGTTACCAGTGCGCGTTTTACGAGTCCGCGACATCATTTCATACAGTTGTTTAGCGCCAGCTTCTGAGTTGCCATTGCCTAAATGACTAACCACATCAGCGGGTATGACAAACTCTCCGTCACTAAGCCGTGCTTCTTGCCCACTGTCGATTCTAGCAGGTACTTTGTCAGCCATACCATCGGTAATACCACCTAAGTAATAGCCCGTATTCATACCAATAATGCCCCCAGCAGCCATCATAGGCTTCTCATCTAGTCTGGGTGCTTGTAACGCTGCTAACCCTTCTGCTTGTTCTTGCGCTTGTGCACGAGCTTGGGCTACGGTCATAGGCTGACGTTTAGGACGATCTGCATACATTATATCGCTAAAATACCGTCTACCACCTGATCCGGGACGACGGTTAGGGTCTTGTTGCATAGGTACTTGCTCTCGCACAGCCGTATAATTTGGAACCTTGCCTTGGTAACCAACCACAGGAGGCTTATCTCCTAATTGACCAAATTGTTTTAACAAAAGCCCTGCTCCAAGAGAGCCTATCCCCTGCCCCAGTGTTGACCCACCAATAAAGTCTGCGGCTGCGCTAACCCCACCAGTTAAACTGTCCCACCATGTTTCACTCATTTACTTTTCTCCGAGCAATCGCAGTAACTCGTCATTAGATTCTATTATACCACCTTGTTTGCGTCGTACAGGTGGTTGGTTGGTAAAAGGCATTACCGGCCCATAAGGAGATACGCCACCGTAAAATCCTGCTTTACTTGGGTCTCCGAATATACTGCCACTACCAATATCATATTGATAACCAATTTTAGCTACTGGGCCTTGTTTTACGTCAACTTTCTGCCCTAATGCGTCATCAGCACCTAACAGCATACCAAGAAGATCTCTTTGCCTAGCTTGGTCAGATTCTTGTTGGATTTGTTGCTGTATCTGTTGTTGCATCTGCTGCTGTTGCTGCTGCTGTTGTTGTTGCTGTTGCTCTAGCTGCTGTTGCAGTTCTTGTTGTTGCTGTAACTGTGAAGCAAATACACCAGTTGCAGCGAAACGATTGTCGGTAAGTGGGTCTAATGTTGTTTCACCAGCAAGCACTTGTTCTAACATTTGCTGGTCTGTTATGTCGATTATACCGTCGCCCGTAACGTCGTAACCTAACTGCTCTTCAGTTGCAGCAAACGTGGACGGGTCAGCCAGTGCTTCTTGTTGTGCGATAAGGTCAGTAACAAAATCAACATCAGCAGACGTTACGTCTTGAGCGGGCTTACCTAGCACTGCGGCTATGGTGTCTATTTCACCAGTTAACGCTGTTTCTGTTTCGCCTAGTGCTGTAAGCAGGTCTTCTTCTGTTTGCCCTATAGTGTCAAGAAGCTCGTCTTTTGTTACACCTAACTCACTAGCAAGATCGTCTACAGCGGTATTTACGTCAGCTACGTCACTAGCAACATCAGCTACATCAGTTTTTACATCAGCAATTTCATCTGATAATGCCGAATCACCTGCTGCTATAGCTTCTTTTAAGTTGGTCTCTGTAACACCTAAATTTGTAGATACTGTCTTAATAGCTTCGGCAAGAGCTTGATCGCGGTCTAATCCAGCTTCTTCATTAGCTGCTATTTGGTCTAATAAGTTACCTTCTACAGCAGATAAATTATCTGTGAGGTTAGACTCTATAGTGTCTAAGCGGTCTGGCTTTTCGGGGAACATGCTAGGATCGCTATTAGCAATCGTCTGCGCCATAGATTCGGGGGTCATATTTATCCCCCGCCATGTGTAAGAACCATCGTCGTTTAGAGTTACACCTTCGTATAACTTAGATAAGTCCGCACCTGCTATACCACGAATATTTGAGTCAATAGCAGAGGTGGCTGAATCGTCTGTAGTTAAGTCAGTGCCAGAAGTGTCTGTAAC